TAAAAGTTTCATAGAAACCTCCTTTGTTGATAGGGTTTTATTACTTTACGCCCTTAAAATCAACTTTTTTGATTTGAACGTTGCTTGTCTGCCCTTTTGGGCCTGCACCTTTGTTTTGTTTTACAACAAAAGGTGAGTATACAACGGCTGCATCAGACGATACTTTTATATTAGGAAAAGGGTTAGATTGTTTAACCACTTCTACTTTTGTTTTTTTAAAGTTCATTTCTTTTTACCCTTCTTTTTAGTTTTTTTCTTTTTTATCACACCACGTGCCATAAGAATATCTTTCATTGTCACTTTACCATCTCCGCTTATATCAGGAAACTTTTTCTTTTTCTTCGGTGATCCACCTTTTTTTAAACCTTGTGCTTTAAGTCTTGCGGTTGCTTCCTGTAATCCGCCTTTAGCTTCTTTTCTTACAGTAGTAAATCCACCAATTAAAGGTATTACGCTTATAAGATTTTTACGACCATAATTTATCGTGCCACCTTTTGGATTAGATATTTTATTTTGTAGATTGGTAAACCCTTTTGCTGCATCAGCTATAGCTTGCTGTTTTTCAAGCTCTCTTTTCATTTTACTCATTACTTCTTCGCTGCTCCATATCCACGTTTTGCTAGTCTACCAGCTGTTTTAGATTTTTTAGTTTTTTTCTTTTTGGCTTTCATTAGGCCGCCTCTTTTTGCAGGTTGAACTGTTTTTGGCATTGCTGAACCTTTTTTTTCTTCTAATAATTGTTTTAGTTTATCTATTTGCTCTTTTCTTTTACCGCTTAAACTTAAATCTTTTCCCGCTGGATTACCTTTTCCAGCCATCATTTGAGCTTTCATTTGTTTTATAATCTTAGAAAATTCATCAACAGCATTACTAGCAGCTAAAGATCTTCCATCAGCTATTTCACGTGGCCTTCTTCCCATTTGTGGTTTTAATGTTTTTGGCGGTATTTCAGGTGTAAGTGTAGAAAGTAAGGATTTTTTTGGTGTTTTATCGTTCATATCAGTGTATCGTCGGTTTTATAAGTTCTAGCATATCATAACCATTATGATTTTCCAAATTTTTTGCTTCTGAAGGCTTCAAATGATCATAATAAATGACTTTTGCCACTGCCATCATTGCACCTGCTAGAAGTAGACTATCTTCTGGAGATTTTCCAGTATTTTTTGAGATCATCATGAGTTTATCAAAATAATCAGCTAATTTTTCTTCCGCAGTTTCCATTTTTATTGTTTTTGTTTAGATAAATTAACATTTGCTCGTAATTGTGCAATATCTTCTTGTGAATCTATACGATCTTGTGCGATTTTGTCCGTTGCAGCTATTCTTTCACGTTCAACATCGAGTTTTTTGTCTGTTTCATCGTCTTTTCTCTGCATTTCCATAGCTCTAAGCTGTAATTCTTGTTCTTTTAACTTAATTAGTGGATCTTCTTGTGTATTTTGCATAGCTTCTTGCTCTTCAGCAATCATTTGTGTGGTCATTTCATTAATTAAACCCGCAATATCGTTTTCCATTTGCATTTGCATAGCTTGAATTTGTTGTTGAAGCTCTTGTTGTTGCTCTGGTGACTGTGCCATTTGTATTTGCTGCTGTAATTCTTGCATTGGTTGCATAAATTTCTCTTGTACAACCTCTCTTGCTTGTAAAGATGTATGCTCAGCTATATGAGATTGAAGAATTGACATAACAACAGGGTTGTTTTTTACTAAAACAGAAGACATAAAACCTCTATGAGCATTTATGTGAGCATCATGATTTTGTCTTGGGAAAGCTTTAAGGTTCATACCCTTTAAAGAACCTGCGTTTTCCATACCAGGATCCATAGGAGCTGGTTTTGGAGGAACAGGTAAAATAGATTGAATATCTGTAACACCTAGTGCTGTGTACATTCTTCTATATGCTTCATAGACATTATGAGATTTAGGATTGCTTTGTGCTAATTGCAATTGTGTTTGTGCAAGCACAACTCTTTGTGAAACAGAAAAAATATTCGGATCAGAAACAGGTAATATATCTACTCTACCATCAAAGTCTTGTTGTTTTATTTCTGGTGATCCACCTTCTACTTCATAAGGATACATCGTTGGAAGATACTCAGCAAAAATCTGAGCCATAAGTTGAAATTCTATTTTTTGTCCATAGTGAAGTCTTTTATGAATTGCAGACATAACTTTAGTCCCACGCTCCATCAAAGCCATTGTAGTTCCTACTGGTGCGTTTGATCCTAAATTCTCACCGATCTTTTGATCAGCAACAGTCGCAAATCGAGCTGCGGTTTGAACAACAAAACCTAGAAGTGCATATAAAGTTTGACTTGGTTCTTTATAAGGTAAAGGTAGTAGACCTGCTCTTAAATCACCACTTGGTGCATCAACGTCTCTAAACTCACCTGGTTGTAACGGGCTGTCATCATCACGAATACGAAGACCTCTTGCTTTAAATCCTGCAGGTAAGTTCGATAAAGTACCAGCATCTATTAATTGTCTTAGTGCTGAGGTAGCTGTTCTAGATAAACCACCGAGCATGTGAATTAAACCAAAGCCGTAAAATCCTAGACCTGGTAAAAATTTAAAATGTACAAAGTATTGATCTTTTCTAGCTAAAGGATCATTTTCTCGATAGTTTCTGTATATAGACAGAACTTTTGCTGATCCTTCGTCTACAGTAACAATATATGGTAACTTAACACCGTTATCTTCTTCAAAGCCTGGTAAATCTAAATCACAATGAACCTCAAGAAGTGTATAATTATCGTTTTGATAATCTGTTTTTTGAACTCCAGATATTTCTCTTTCTTTATTTAGAACACTATCTTCTTCAGATGATATCTCTAACTCTACATCTCTGTAAAAACCTGAGACTACCATTTTTTTTATATCATTTTCTGATCGTCTAAATACATGTGTAACTCTTTCAGATGACTGTAAATCTGTTGCATTGTAGGGAACGACAAGATCATCAGCAGGTACAAACTTTGAAACTGCTCTACCTATGTTTGTATCAAAATATACTTTTTTAAATGCTGAACCAGCCAAAGGAAGATGAAATAACATTTGATCAAGTTCAGGATCATATTCTTCCATGACATGCATTATCTGATAATTCATAAACTCTTGCACTCTTTCAGCTTGTTGCTGTTTGATAGTATCTTCTTTACCAACAATTTGAGTTCTTACAGGACCTCCAGCTGGTAACAATTCTCTATACGCCTGTGCTTGAAACTGAGTTACAGCCTCTGCTAATACTGGATGTGTAACACCACTTGCTCCAGCAAAAGGCTGAGATCTCTCTTCATATTTAAAACCAAGTAGGTCTAATCCTTTTGTGTATGTTTCTTCCCAATCTTTTCTTGATGTTTTGTCTTCATCATATTTACCAATAAGCTCATTAGCAATACTCATCAAATCATCCTCAGACATAAAATCTGCTAGATTTGAGCCAAAAGCCATCTCTGGTTGTTGAGGAACTTCGCCTATAACAGCTGAACCGTCATCCATCATTTGAACATTAGGGTCTTGTTCTGGACCTATCTCAATATCAATTGGTGTTGCTCTTTCGATCGCTTCTTCTGTTTTTATTGGTCTTTCAACTACCATGACTCTCCTTACTTATACGCTTTAAATAATTGTAACATTTCTGGTGTAATTTCCATAGTAAAAACTGGTCTACTATCATAGACTCTTTCTGTTTCTGTGGCAATCCTATATCTTCCACCACCCTCTTCGACAAGATCATTCGCAATATTTTCAGCTTGCCTGTATGTATCACCGCTTCCCATCACAACTCCAGTGTCTTGGTCAATGATGTTATACACATCTCTTACTCTTGGATTTTGAGTGGCAACATTAGCTATTTCCATTTTTGATCCGTATTCATTTGCAATTTTTTTAAATATATTTTCCATTACTCCAGTAAAGTGAGCACCTTGCTCATTCTTAACATCAGGGCCACCATAAAATTCTTCTGTCCCGATACCTCTAAGCTCGGATTGTTCTAAAACCGCACCTTCATTACCACCTGCAAAACTTTGCTCAAACATTCTTTGTCTTGTATCTAAATCTGCTGATCTCTCGGCTGCTGGTGTTGCTGCGCCGCCTGGCTGATTATAATTAGATTTAATTTGTGCACCAGACATATAGGAAATATATTTTGGTGCATTGGGATCTTTTTCTATGAACAATCTGTGTGCTGCTTCTGCAACGGATTGTTTTACAGCTGCATCAGCATATTGTATTCTATCTTTAAAAGGAACATCAGGATAAAGTTTCTGCATTAAATCTTTTGAAATATTATTTGTCATTTCATTTATAATTTGTTGCTGCATTTGTTTTACACTGTTGTAGTAATTCAAATCACCTTCTGTAATACCGAAAGCAAATTTTTGTGATGATTCTTTTAATTGTTTGTTTATTTCTTTTAATTGATTGAACTGATCAAGTAATTCTTCTTTCGTTTTTCCAAGTGGTCTTACAACACCACCTGTGTCCTGAAAGTATTCAAGTAATTCTTTATCTCTCATACTGTCAATTGACATATTACGATCAGCCATAATTTTTAATTTACCAGCTAGGTTTCTTGATTTAGTTCTTAAACTTTGCAAAATGTCAGATTGCAGTTCATCTATCATTGTTGTTACAATTTCTTTTTTCTGAGGAGAAACAAAACTATCAAGTCTTTCTTTTTCAACAGTGTATTCGTTTTGTAATCTTTTAATTTGTTTTTGCTTGGCATCTATTTGCCCCATTACAACATTGTATGCTTTGCCTGATGTTAATCTTCCAGCTGAAGAATCAACTAATCTTTTCACCGTAGCACTAACACCTTCAAGGTCTTCTGGATTTAATGTTGCAATTGGATCAGCAAAAAGTTTTTGTATTCTATCTTCAATACCCTTTAATTTTGTTTGATCAGAAAGCATAGCAGGGCTGATTATGTCACCCGTTTTTTTGTCAACTACTTCTCCTGGTATTATGTACGCTGGTCTATCAGTTTGTCTTGTCCAAAATAAAGTATAGTTACCTTCTGTATCTGGTGTACCACCAAATTTATGATTATCAGCACCACCAGGCACTGAACCAGGATCTCCACGCAATTTATCCTTTTTAACTCTGAAGACACGTTCTCTATAAGTGTTTGCTAATTCACCATCCATAATGGCTGTGCCTGAATAAGCTGGATTTTTAAATACAGCTTGACCTTCAACTTGTACTCTTGACCCAGTGTTTGGATCAAAAATATCTCTTGATGCTTGATTTATTTTATCAGAACGAAAACCATACGCATCCATAAATACGGAGCGAATTGGTGATTGATTAGCGATACGTCTTAAGTCTTGTGAGAATATTTGTTCACCGCCCTGTGACTTAGATTTTATGTAAGGTATTACTTTTGCATCATCTAACTCATCTGTTCCAACACCTGATTGATTCATGTAATTTCTAAAAGAATCTTCATTTTGAAAAGACTCTGGTGCACCACGTCTACTTAAAGCTAAATCAAAATTAGAATAAAAAACTTCACCAGGGTATGTTTCAGGAAAAGATTTACCAGGATATAATTGTTCTAAGGTTTGTTTTTGTTTTTTTGTTGGTCCAAACAAATCAGTAACATCCATACCTTCTTTTCTATATGAAGGTGTTTCACCAAAAAGCCCCTTAATAAATTTACCAACGTTTGCTTTTATTGGAACCATATCTCCTACTAATCCTCCTTGGTTTAGAAGTTTGTAAAAGTCTGTTACATTACCTTCTTCTCTTTTGTAAGCTCTTTTTGCAGCATTTAATTGTCTTGCAACTAATTCACCTTTTAATATTTCTGAAGCACTTGGTTGTTCTCTTGTGCCAAAAAGCACTGCATCTGTGTTTTTAAAAGGTCTTCCTGCTCCCACACTTATAGTAGGTATCTTAACAACTTTATTTTTATCTAACCATTTATAATCATCTGCATTTAATTTTGGAAAATTAGGACTAGGATCATTAAGTTTTGTTCCAATAAAAAAATCATTCATTTCACCAATAATTCTTTTTGAATTTTTTACATCTTTATTTTTAATATAATTTACTAAAGATCTTTCTAAATCTTTTTGTAAAACATTATTTACAGTCGCACCTAATATTTTTATATCTCCTGCATCCATTCCTTGAAATTGTTTTGTAACATCATCACCTGCTGCAATCGATCTATCAACGTGAGATCTGTTCAATGTAATATCAATGTATCCTCTTTTTTCGTTATAATTATAGGGTTGATCTTTTAAATACTTTTGCAAAGTTTCATCACCTCTAAATACAGTTTGTAAATAATCTCTGGTAAATGTTTTTTGATCAAATTCAGAACTTCTAAGTTTTTTTAAATCAATTCCTTGTGAGGTAAAAAACTCATCAAATCTTGAAGCGTCTTGTAAATCTTTCCCAACGCTTCTTGCAATAGTTGGTACTAATCCTCCTGCATCAGGTTTACTAGTAAGTTTAGCTACTTGTTTATCTAAAGCAGAACCTCTACTTGAAACAGATCCTTCATTAATAACTTTATCAATTAATTTTGAACTTCTTGTTTTACCAGCGGGTGTACTATAACCACCTAAGAGTTGACTCATCTTGTTTGCAGTCAAAGGGTCGTCTGCAAATAATTTTGGATATTTTTCATTTATAGCTGGGAGATATTGATTCTTCCATTCTTTTGGTAAAACTGCATTACCATTTCTTTTTTTTGCTGCATTCCATACAGGTGTTAAAACTTCTTCAATTGCTTTTCTTTTTTCATTGTTCAATAAAGATTTTTTTGTAGTTCTGGGGACACCAGTTTTTGGTCCACTACCAGGATTCAAAGGATTACCTTCATCATCAACACCATATTTTCTAGCTTTTTCTAAATAGTTTCTTCTATCCTTTTCCATTCTAGAAAATATTGCTGGATCTGCTTGTATGATTGTAGCACGTAATTGATTCTGTGGTAAAGATGACGGAGTTAATCCGTAATAAAATCTTGATAAAGCAGCCAACTCTTCTTTTGATATTTCTGGTTTAGCTGTATTTAATTTTTTAATAACATCTGTTGGAGGTCCACCAGCACTTGCTTTAAAACCTCCTGGTTTAATTAAATCTGTTCCGAGAGCCGTGGCTCCTTTTACAGCAGGCTTTGAAAATATACCTCCAGGTATCATCGCTGTAGCAACATCAAAACCAAACATTCTTGCTCCTGCTTGTTCTTCTGGGGACAAATCTTCAAAAGCAATACCTTGATTTAATTTTTCGGAAGCGTTTCTTGCTTCACCAAAGAGCGTTTGACCAAAAGCACCAAACTCTGCTTTTGCCTCATCAAATAATCTACCTAGCCTTTCCATATTAGACATACCCTCTGGGTTAGGTTTGTAAGGTTCTATTCCTTCAACCATTTTTTCTCTTGTTGCTTTGTCGTAGTAAATTTCTGGAGTTAAGGTTTGTAATAAAGGCAAACCTATTTCTGTGGTTTTTGCAGCTATAGGATCATATAAATTAAAAAAACCCTCTTTAATATTACTAGCAGTTTCTCTTACTTTTGGGTTTTGTACTATTGATTGCAATCCACCGTAAACAGCATCTTCAAATTTTTGTCCAAATTTCTTTTGCACTAGTAGTAACTCCTTTGTTCAATGTATGTGGGTTCGTCCACGTAATCAGACTCCAGTTGGATAAAGTTCCCCTGTCTGAATCGCAACAACGCTTGTGTTGTTGAATCGACTAAATCGTCATGAT